TTATTTTCTCCAGGTGTAGAAATATCTGGTTTGAATCTATCTCTTAATCCATTATTCATTCTAGATAAAGCTGTAGCATCTTGTCCAACAACATATCCCTTAGATGTAGATCCTATAGTAATCATAGTAGCTAAATTTGCTGGAACAGTAGTTGTAAAATTTAAATCTCTAATAAAACCTCCTGTTGATGTTCCATCTTTATCAAAATAATATCCCTGAACATCAAATTTAGCTAATTTTGTAGATAGTTTTAAATCATCTAAAAACTTATTTTTATTAGGTAAAATAACTTGATCTATTATTTTAATTTCATTAGTTTCTGAATCTACTATAGGTTCTAATTTACTAAAATTACCCGTAGCTAAATTCCAACCATCACATAAGCATTTTAATAAATCAAATAAGGGAACTTTACCCTCTTGGTTTTTTAAAGATTCTAATTGTCCTAAAATATAAGTTAAATTAAAATAAGCATTCATTATATAACCATAACGATTACCACCTACATTAGGAGCATCAAATACATCAGTACCACTAGCAAACTGAATAAACCCACTAGGTGTTTTAAATACAGTATTAAAAATACATATACCTGGGT